TTTTAGCAAGTCCTTTCGGTTCTTGCCATCCTTTTTTCCATATCGTTGTGAATATTTTAGAATATTACCGATACAGAAACCTTCACCATGGCCTGAGTCCATGATAAATTCTGTTGCTTGAAATCTATTGTGGGAATAGTGTGCAGAGTAAGTTTTATCAATATACTCTTGCAACTCTTTGAGGATTCTATCCTCTGAATATTTGTAGTCAATCTTTTTCACAATTTACATCCTATAATAGTGATGGGGGGATTACCCCCCATCCAAAGTAGAGACTTAGTTAGAGTAACGAGTCTCGTATGAGTAATCACCCTCAAACGCCTTCAGTCCGGCAGCGATAATCGCCTTTGATGGTTCACCTAGACGATAAGCAGTAGTTCCATCTACAGTATTAGTGTAAATGCAATTACCCTCATTTCTAAGTGTATCAATCATTGCTCTTGGGGAAGTCAAATCAAATTTAGTTCTTAGAGTTTTCCAAGTAATATTTTTACCACTTGAAAGAAGGTTTAGAACTTTTACTTTTTTAGTTTGTGCTTTTCTAGCCATTGTATCTCCATTATTTAAAGTATCACATTATGTGATATTGCATATCATATCATGAAGAGGGGAAGATGTCAATACATTTTCCCCCTCTTACATTTATGTTGATTTTACTTGATTTCAATCAGACGAGGTTTCTTCTCTTCTGGGATGATTCTCTCAAGTTCAACATTCAACAACCCATTTTCAAAGGTCGCACCCTTAACTACCACATCATCAGCGATAGTGAAAGAACGAGTGAATGAACGATTAGAAATACCTTTGTGTAGGTATTCTACATCATCTACCAATTCGCCCTTTTCTTTATCTTTAGATTTGATTGTAAGGACATTTTCCTTAGTCTCAATCTCAATATCTTTTTTGCCAAAACCAGCAACAGCAATCTGAATTGCATAACTAGTATCAGATACTTTTACGATATTGTATGGGGGGTAGTTAGTTGTTGTTGTAACAAGACCCTCATCAAAGAGTCTGTCAAACATTCTATCGAAACCGATAGAGTAGGTTTTAACCCTGTCAAAAGGGTCGGTTGTAAGAGCTGTATTTACCATTTGTTTCTCCTTATTAAGCAAGTTACAGTTCCCTCTCCCATAAGGCAAGAGGTGACGGTTTTTGGGGGGATACCGACAAACCCTAGTTTTGTGACACAGAGTAAGCATATATTTGTGTCAACTGGGCGACTTATGAATTGCACCCATATTATATATAAGGGAAGTGAGGATTTTTTCAACCCTCACCTCAACTTTTTTTACGCAGCCTCGGCGTATTCCAATGCCTTATCTAGTGCATTGAGTTTTACCTTACGGTTGCGTCCATACCATGCAGACTGTAGGCGAGAGTCGTTCTCACGACCTTGCAAGTGGTCTGTCATGTAAGTCACTGCATTGAAGGCACTCCACCAAGTTCCCTCTGCAAAGTTAGCGCCAGGTTGTGTTTGGATGTTTTCCATCGCAATCTTAGCGTTACGAGAAGTGAAAGGAATTACATTGTCCACTTTCTCTTTTGCAGGAGCACCGAATACCTCATTGAAGTATTGGATTACATTGTCAGCAGTGTATCGTTTGTTTCCAAGAAACTCTGCCATTGACTTGTATTGTTCCATCTTCTCACGAGCAATACCCATCTGTTCTTTCACAGCGTCTGGGTCAAATGCAGTTCGGTGATTTACCGTAACCATCTGTTCAGACTGTTTAGAAAGAGACAGTGTGAGAGTGTTGTTACACACCACACGAATTGGAGTCATACGAATGTCGATTGACTTACCAAACTTGTGTGGGTTAGTGAAGAGGAAGTAGTTCTCAGTCACATCACCATTAAAGAGTTCAAAAGACTCTTTGGTTTTTGCGAGAGCCCATACAATCTCACCACCTTTGAGTGAACCGGCAGTATGCATTTCCATATCACCAGCACGAACATACTCATCAAAGAAGTTGAATGCCTCAGAGTTCTGAACAGGATTCCAACCCTTACCAACAACATCCAATACCTTATTATCAGAAGAGCGAACAAGTGCCTGTTTGCCAGGAACGACAATACCAGAAGCAGTTGTCATATCTTCTTTGTTTACTTCCCAATCTAAACCAGCAGTTGTCATAAACTGTTCTGGGGTTAGGTCAGCAGGGACTTTAGTTCCCAAACCATGCCAAGGGAGTTCACCAACATAGGCCATCTGGGCCTGTCCATTTACGATTTCAAGTTCATGTGCCATAATAAAATTCTCCGTTTTTTCAGTTTGTATATGTAGTATAGACTGTTTTTACAACAAAGTCAAGATGTTTTTGAAACAATTTCAAAATTTTTATCATCTTTTATGTGAACCCAACGTCCGTCAAATCCACCTTTATCTGTTCTGTTCTCAGAACGTAACATGAGAGCGGGTTGACCCTTAAAAGTAGAAATAGCACGAATCATCCAGTTTTCACCATGTTGATTGATGCGATTCTTACCGTGTCGAGTTTTACCCTTTAAGATTATCCAATCACCGGCCTGCATTGAAAAGTTCCTTTGCAGACAAGAAAGAACCATCTTCCATAATGAATTTAATATCTGGTAATGCACCAAAACCAAGAATGCGTTCTTTAACCTTTACACCATTGATTTCTGTGGCAGTCCACATATCTTCCATATGTTGTTTGAATTTTGGATCAATCATCTTAACTTCCTTTTCTCAACTTACATATACAGTATATGTTATCAGAACAAGTTTGTCAAGCGGTTTTTGCTATTTTTTTGAGTTTTTTCTCTGCTTTCTTCTTTGCCATGTCCAATTTCAACTTAGAGGCGAGCATTGTGAAGTTCTTACCCTCCATATGGTCATATTCATGTTGGAAGATACGAGCAGTTAATCCTGTGAACTTTCCCTTTTTCTGTTCACCATTGATGTCCATATATTCAAACTCAATGGTTTTAGGTCTTTTCAGATTAAGGAAAAGGAATGGGAAGGTTAGACAACCTTCACTGTAGTAATCAGTGTCTTCAGACTCCCAAATGATTTTAGGGTTGAAGTAGATTTCGATATTGTTAGACTGTAAGTCTGTATACATTACAAACGCACGAATAGACAAACCACACTGATTTGCAGAAAGTCCGATACCACGCATTGCGGCCATCGTGCCTTTCAAATTATCAAACAACTCCTGTGGAGTCAACTCATACTTTTCTTTGATTTCTTCAAAAGTAGTATCTGGTAGTTTAACATTAAGTGAGGGACTACCCGCCTCTAATAGTCTGTATATCATTGTGCAATCCTTGAGAAATTTTTCACCTTTTCAAATTTAAGAACACTTCTGAACTTATCAAACAACATATCCTGTTTGTGAGAAATAACGAACACATTCTGATCAGAGAATGTATGTAAGATTTTCAAGAAGTCATCTGTTCCTGCTCCATCCAAAGATGAGTCAAAGATTTCATCTAGGATTAGAAGATTGGTGTTTGTTGAGTTTTTCATCTTTGCAACTGCTCTCCATGTGAAGAGTAGAGCCAAGTCAATACGCATTTTCTCACCTTCAGAAAAAGATGCATATGAGAACTCATCACGAAAACGAGACTTAATTGTCTCATTGAAGTTTTCGTCAATATTAAAGTTTACAAAGAAGTCCATAGAACTGAGATATGTATTTACCAACTTATTCATAATTGGTAAGTATTGTTTCACAATCTTAGTTTTGATACCACTATCTTGTAGAAGGTTTCTCGCTACATCAATGTAGAACCTGTCCTCATTCAACTTGGACTTGTTCTCATCAATCAGTTTCATTTGTCCTTTGAGTTCTGCAAGTTTACTCTTGTCATCATCTGACACAGAACCAGACTCATAGGTTTCAATATCTTTTTGAAGTTTTGCATTGAACTTTTCAAGTTCTGCAATAGAAGAACGAATCTTTGCAATCTCTACATCGTTGTTGCGAATAGTTTCTAGATTACGAAGAATGAGATTTAGGGCGTCTTGTTCTTCTGATTCCATTCTCTCAATATCTCTGAGAGCGGTTGTAACTTCTCCGACTTTGTTAGTTCGTGATTCAATCTGCGTCTGCTTTGTTGCATCCGTGATCGATTGTTCGCAAGTCGGACATTCATCGTTGTTCTGGAAAAATTGGATTTGACGGTCATGCTCTGCCTTTCTGTTTTCTAGTGCGGCTTCTGCTTTACTTAGTTTCCTTAGTTTCTGTTCAATTTTTGCGTGTTCTTCTGCATCATAAGACAACTCTTCTTTTTCAATTTCAAGTGCCTTAATATCATCCTTCTTCCAATCAATAGTAGAGTTGTTGTCAAAAATCTTTTG